ATGGTGGTGCTACTGGTGCTGTTGGAGATTCATCTCTAGTTGCTGGTGCATTAGCATTGGCTAATGGTGTTGATGATAATGTTGGTGGTAATGGTGCTACTGCACGTATAGCCGGTTATGCTCTATTGGATGATCCGGATGCTGTCGATGTTAGTTTAATTTTTGTTGGAACAGATGATGCTGGAACTATTACACAAGCTGCTGTTAATATTGCAGAAAGTCGTAAAGATTGTGTTGTTTTCTCATCTGCACCAGCTACTGCAACTAGTGCTGCTGATGTAACAGCTTCATCTTGGTATACTGCTCAAAGTTCTAGTTCATATTTAATTATGGACTCTGGATATAAAAAAATGTATGATCGCTACAATGATGATTATGTTAATGTCCCATTGAATGGTGATATTGCTGGTCTTTGTGTGTTTACAGATGAAACAAGAGATCCATGGTTCTCGCCAGCTGGTATTAATCGTGGTACAATTAAAAATGTGGTTAACCTACTTTATAGTCCAACTAAAGGTGATCGTGATGATCTTTATAAAGCTGCTGTAAATCCAGTTGCTTCCTTTACAGGACAAGGAACAGTGTTGTTTGGAGATAAAACATTTTTGAAACGACCAAGTTCGTTTGATAGAATTAATGTTCGTCGTCTGATGATTTTCCTAGAGAAGATGATTGGTCGTGCTGCTCGTAGTTTGCTGTTTGAATTTAATGATGAATTTACTCGTTCATCTTTTGTCAATATGGTTACACCTACTTTGCGTGATGTTCAAGGACGTCGTGGAATTTCAGATTTCTTAGTAATCTGTGATGAATCAAATAATACTGCTGATGTTATTGATAATAATCAATTTGTAGGTTCTATATTGGTTAAACCAAATCGTTCAATCAATTATATTCAACTTAATTTTGTTGCTGTGAGAACTGGAGTTGAGTTCTCAGAAGTAGCACTGTAAGATAGGAGGAAAAAAATGGCTTTTAATCTAAACAGTTTTGCTGGTGCGTTAAATGCAGCTAAATTGGGTGCCAGACCTAACCTTTTTAAGGTAGAAGTTGCAGATCCTGAAAAATTGGGCACAGATGCAAACACTTTTTCATATTTTTGTCAGTCAGGTCAAATTCCAGGTTCAACAATTGGTATTATCGAAGTTCCTTACTTTGGTCGCACATTGAAGATTCCTGGCAATAGGACTTTTGAAGAATGGACTACTACTATCACTAATAGTGAAGGTTGGGAAATTCGTACTGCGATTGAAGATTGGTTAGCTGATATTAATGGACACGTTCACAATTCAACTAAATTTTCTAGTCTCTCTCAACTATCTACCGATTTGGAAGTTATCCATTATGGTAATAAAGGTGAAGGAGATGCTACAGTAGGTGGTGCTGGTGGAAATCCAGAAATCGCTCGTTATAAATTAGTTGGTGCATGGCCGAGTGCAGTTAGTGCTATTGATTTGGCATGGGATTCAAATGACACGTTAGAAACATTTGATATTACATGGCAATATCAATATTGGGTACGTGTTGATGGTACTACAAACAATACAGGTGCTTTGAAAGCATCTGGCGATGCAGATTCACTATAAATAATAATAAAGAGAATGATGCCACTGTAATGGTGGCATCATACATTTAAACATGCAAAAAGAAAGAAAATTATTTGGAATTCCTATATTTAAGAAGAAGGATAAAGTAAAATCCTTTGCTCCTCCTGTTAATGAAGATGGTGCTGTAACTATAGAACCGTCTGTTGGTGGATCATATGGACATTTTTTAGATTTATCTGGTTCTGCTAAAAATGTACAAGAAATAGTTACAAGATATAGGGAGATGTGTCTTTATCCAGAAGTTGATTCTGCTATTGATGATGTAGTTAATGAAGCTATTGTTTATGATGATAGTGAACCTATAGTAGATGTTAATTTAGAGAAAGTTGATTTCTTACCAGATGGTAAAAAGAGACAAATTCAAAAAGAATTTCAAAACATATTAACAATTTTAGATTTTTCCCGTAAGGGTCATGATATTTTTAGAAGATGGTACATCGATGGAAGATTATATTATCATATTATAGTAGATGATGAAAATAAGAAAAAAGGAATCAAAGAACTTAGACAGTTAGATCCCAGAAAAATAAGAAAGATAAGAGAGATGGGAAAGAAAAAACCT